AAAATATAATATTCTTTGTTAATCACTTAGTATATTATGCTACTTAAGGAAATGAGTACATAATCTTTTTATTTTCTTAATATTCTTAAAACTTTTTAAATCTTTCAATATAATTAATTATGTACTCGTTTTATATTTACTTATAAAAATATAATATTCTTTGTTAATCACTTAGTATATTATGCTACTTAAGGAAATGAGTACATAATCTTTTTATTTTCTTAATATTCTTAAAACTTTTTAAATCTTTCAATATAATTAATTATGTACTCAAAATATAATAGGTTATAAAATAGAATATTATTTACGAATCACTTAGTATATTATGCTACTTAAGGAAACGAGTACATAATCTTTTTATTTTTTAATTTTTCTTAAAACTTTTTAAATCTTTCAATATAATTAATTATGTAGTCAAAATATATTCTTAATAAAATAAAGTATTCTCATTTCGCCCACTTTGTATATACAATATTATCTTATTGGTAATATAAAGTATTCTTATTTCGCCCACTTTGTATATACAATATGATTCTATTTATATATTATGCTACTTAAGGAAACGAGTACATAATCTTTTTATTTTCTTAATTTTCTTAAAACTTTTTAAATCTTTCTAAATAAATAATTATGTACTCAAAATATAATAGGTTATAAAATAGAATATTATATATGAATCACTTAGTATATTATGCTACTTAAGGAAACGAGTACATAATCTTTTTATTTTCTTAATTTTCTTAAAACTTTTTAAATCTTTCAATATAATTAATTATGTAGTCAAAATATAATAGGTTATAAAATAGAATATTATTTACGAATCACTTAGTATATTATGCTACTTAAGGAAGTCTATTACATAATTTTTTTATTTTCTTAAACTTCTTTAAATCTCTAAAACTTTTATAAATAATTAATTATGTACTCAAAATATAATAGGTTATAAAATAGAATATTATTTACGAATCACTTAGTATATTATGCTACTTAAGGAAACGAGTACATAATCTTTTTATTTTCTTAAATTTATTGAAATCTCTAAAACTTTTCTAAAAAATAAATTATGTACTCAAAATATATTCTGTATAACTTATTGAATATATATATAAAAATCACTTAGTATATTATGCTACTTAAGGAAACGAGTACATAATCTTTTTATTTTCTTAATATTCTTAAAACTTTTTAAATCTTTCAATATAATTAATTATGTACTCGTTTTATATTCTTGATAAAATAAAGTATTCTCATTTCGCCCACATTGTATATACAATATTATCTTATTGGTAATATAAAGTATTCTTATTTCGCCCACTTTGTATATACAATATGATTCTATTTATATATTATGCTACTTAAGGAAATCGAGTACATAATCTTTTTATTTTCTTAATTTTCTTAAAACTTTTTAAATCTTCCTAAAAAAATAATTATGTACTCAAAATATATTCTGTATAACTTATTGAATATATATATATAAAAATCACTTAGTATATTATGCTACTTAAGGAAACGAGTACATAATCTTTTTATTTTCTTAAATTTATTGAAATCTCTAAAACTTTTCTAAAAAATAAATTATGTACTCAAAATATAATAGGTTATAAAATAGAATATTATATATGAATCACTTAGTATATTCTGCTACTTAAGGAAACGAGTACATAATCTTTTTATTTTCTTAATTTTCTTAAAACTTTTTAAATCTTTCTAAATAAATAATTATGTACTCAAAATATAATAGGTTATAAAATAGAATATTATATATGAATCACTTAGTATATTCTGCTACTTAAGGAAGTCTATTACATAATCTTTTTATTTTCTTAAATTTATTAAAATATCTAAAACCTTTTTAAATAATTAATTATGTACTCAAAATATATTCTGTATAACTTAATAAAAATTAATAGTAATTACCTTATATATTCTGCTACTTAAGGAAGTCTATTACATAATCTTTTTATTTTCTTAAATTTATTAAAATATCTAAAACCTTTTTAAATAATTAATTATGTACTCAAAAGGCATTCACTTATAAAAGAGAATATTCTTTATAAATAACTTAGTATATTCTACTACTTAAGGAAACGAGTACATAATCTTTTTATTTTCTTAATAATCTTAAAATATCTAAAACCTTTTTAAATAATTAATTATGTACTCAAAAGGCATTCACTTATAAAAGAGAATATTCTTTATAAATAACTTAGTATATTCTACTACTTAAGGAAACGAGTACATAATCTTTTTATTTTCTTAATAATCTTAAAATCTCTAAAACTTTTCTAAATAACTAATTATGTACTCAAAAGGCATTCACTTATAAAATAGAATATTATATATGAATCACTTAGTATATTATGCTACTTAAGGAAACGAGTACATAATCTTTTTATTTTCTTAATAATCTTAAAACTTCTAAAACCTTTTTAAATAATTAATTATGTACTCAAAAGGCATTCACTTATAAAAGAGAATATTCTTTATAAATAACTTAGTATATTCTACTACTTAAGGAAACGAGTACATAATCTTTTTATTTTCTTAATAATCTTAAAATCTCTAAAACTTTTCTAAATAACTAATTATGTACTCAAAATGCATTCACTTATAAAATAGAATATTATATATGAATCACTTAATATATTCTGCTACTTAAGGAAACGAGTACATAATCTTTTTATTTTCTTAATAATCTTAAAATCTCTAAAACCTTTATAAATAATTAATTATGTACTCATATGTATTTATTTAAAAAAACTGTATAAATATAAGTTTAAAGTAGTTTCAACACAAAATAAATAATGCAATAATATACCTAATAAAATTAAAATTATAAAAAGTACAAAAACATTAATTTTAAAAAAATATGTCAATATAATTGAACCAATAATCGTAAATATTATATCCATTATAGCAAAATTAAAAAGTCTGTAACTATGAATTCCTTCTTTTTCTTTTCCAAAAATATGTCTATATTCATTAAAAATACACATTAATTTTAATATATACATTTATTTTAACTTTTTGATAATATTTTCTATATCTTCGTAATATTTTTCATTATAATTACTATAATATGCAGTCCAATTACCATTTGTTATTTTTAAATCAGTATCATACTTATCTACTTTATCAGCACGTTCCAATGTATAATTTGCGATTTCTCCAATTATTGAAATATTATGAGAAGATAATGTTCCATTTTCGATATTTACTGTATAATTAGAATCATTACATTTTTCCATAAATTCTATTTTTTTATCATATATTTCTTTATTAGCATTTTTTCCTGAACTAACTATTTTCCAAGGCATCCCATCTATAATAGGTTTATCTCCTAATAAATCCAATATCATCCACGCAAAAGCTTGAAAGTCATCCATATAATCTTTAATACTTACAATATGTTGCATAGTAGACATATATAATGGTGTACCTTCTCCTTTTGGTACTGGTTTTAAGTCTCTGTTTCCATTTCTATCAAATATATTTTCAGTTAAACCAAAGTCTATAATCTTTACATCTGTATGTTTATCATCTGTAAATACAATATTTTCATGTTTTATATCTTTGTGTATAAATGACATTTTATAATCTTTAACACAACAAGAATGTATGGTTTTTAAAGCATAAATAGACTTTATCATTGCTACTTTTATATTTTCAACAGATTGTTTCTTCAATACTTTAGATAAATCATTCCCTAATAATTCTGATATTAAAACATATCTTTCCATATCTCCATCTATTAAAGGTTTAATTAATCCATATGAATATGATCTAGGAACTAAAGCATTTAAACAATTCTTTTCAAATTTACGCATAGTATCATTTTCTGTTGTTATTTGAAATGAATAATCTAAATTAACTCTTTTCTTTTTATCTACATCGTCTCTTTTATATAATTCAGGTATTCTTGATTGAACCTTTACAACTACTTTTTTTCCATTCAACTTACCATTTGATTGTACGATACCAATATATAACAAAGTATCATTTCTTAATGACAAATAATCTATTATTTTTACTTCAATATCTTTATATTTATTATCTTTCATTTTTACAATATCATCTTTAAATAATTGTGATAAAATCATTATTGAACGCAAAAGACTTCTCTTATTACGACTATATTTCTGAACTATATCTCCAATTGTTTCTTCTAAGTTCTTAACATTTCTTATTGTTTCAAATGGTAAATATTCAATATCACATTTAACTTTTTCTTTTTCTATTTTTATTATAGGTAAAATTACATTTTTTTCTATTACAACTTTATCTATTGGTAATTTAGATATATCTTCTAATACAATATCATTATATACTTTTTTTATTTCTTTCAATGTAAGAACATTTAACCATTTATGAATATATTTATTATGAATATTTTCATTTTGATTTACTTTTGATATAAAATAGTTTCCATCTTTATTTTCAAAATGTCTTACTAATATATTTAACATATCATCTTTTTTCTCAGGCATGATAATTATCTATGTTTATATACACTTTAATTTATATAATCATTTTTTAATATTAATATAAATAAAAAATGATTATATAATAATAATAAATTATTAATACAATACAATGTTTAAATGTATTATTTCCAAAAATACACACGAAAGTGTATATGATATTTGTGAAAATATATATGACAATATGTCTTATTGCAATATTAATATACATCAAGATAAGCAGACCTTAAAAATCAATATTGAAAGTTTTATAGAAAATTATGTAAATGGTATGACTATTTATGAAACAAATAATATATTAACATTTTATGGAATTGACAATGCTGTATTATCATTTTCAGAAAAACAAAAAATAAAAACAATTGATTTAAATACATTTTCAAAGTCTTTAATAATAAGTATTGTAAGAGATTCTATTCATATTATTGATTATAAATAAAGTAATATTAAATTATAACATATTCATCTTCATTTAATTCTATTTCTAAAAGTTCTTTTAAACATTCTTCTTTATTTTTTTCATTTATCGATTTATCATTTATATTATAAAATATATTATTAATTTTAATCAACTTTATACCCTTTTTTGTTTGATATATAGGAATATTTTTATTATTAAAAGTATATATATCTCCAGACAATATCTTTTTATTTCCCATATTATAATATTAATTATAATTTTTTTATTTTTTTTTCAATTTTTTATGGCAAAAAAATAAAAATTGATAGGTGTCACTTATTTATATAAAGAATAACCAAGTTATATACATAATAATGAACGTGCTCCTACCTAAGAACATCAATGTCGACAAGATTAAATATTCTGAACTTAAAAATCCGAAGTCGGGTGCTAAAGGTGTTAAATCAGTATATCTTAACTATTCGGGATCAAAAATTAATATTCAGACACCAGTTTTGAATATTCCTTATGGTGTAAATGACAATATGCAGTATATTAATAAAGATGCTAGTCGTAAAGATGAAGATAAAAAATATGATATTACAGTATCTTTCAAAGGTATTGATGAAAATTCTAAAATTAAATTATTTCACGATAAAATGAAAGAATTGGAAGAAAAAATTATTAATGATGCTTTTGATAATCGTCTTGTATGGTTTAAAAATAATTTTGGAGGAAATAAAGATATTGTTGCTAATATGTTTACACCTATTGTAAAGCGTGATAAAGATAAGGTAAGTGGAGATTATGCTGATAAATATCCTCCTACATTCAAGGCTAAAATTCCTTATAATGCTAATGAAGATAAGTTTGAGTTTGATTCTTATGATATGGATAATAACGAAATTAATTTTAGCGAATATGCTCCTAATCTTAAAGGTGGAAAAGCACAATTTATCATTCAACTTAATGGTATTTGGTTCGCTCCTGGAATTTTCGGATGTAGTTGGAAAATTGTATCTGGAAAGTTTCAACAAATTAATACTACTAAACTTACATTTGTACCTGATAGTGATGATGATGTTGTAGATGATGAAGAAGAAGAAGACGAAGATATTTATGTAGATTATGTTGATAATACTCTTTTACATGTGAAAGAACCTGTTGTAGAACCTGTTAAAACGGTTCTTAAAACAGATGAAAAAGTTGATAAAGTTGATAAAGTTGATAAAATTGAAAAAGTAGATGAAGAAGATGAAGAAGAAGATGATGATGAAGAGGATGAAGAAGAAGAAGAAGTTGTTGTAGAACCTGTAGTTGTTGAAGAACCTGTAAAAAAGAAGGCAGTAAAAAAAGTTACTAAAAAGTAATTTATTGAATATTGTTTATGATTTATATATTTATAATTAATTTATATTATTTATATTTTTATAATTGTATTATTTTTATAATTAATTTTATTAATTTTATTTTTACAATTTATTTATAATATAAATAAAATAATACCAACAATAGCACCCATTATAATACGTCCTAATGGTTGAGGATCTTCATATTCTTCACTAATTATTTCTATATTACCTGATAGTACTTTAGCTATCATATCAAGTATTTTATATGAAATAGGTAAAGAAAATATTATGAATAATAAAGAACCATAAAAAGCAGTTTTAAATTTAGATATATAAATATTTAAAGTTTTTTTGGAATCATCTTCTATATGTTGAGGAGGATTTACAGGAGTATAAACAAAATCAGGTTGATGGTTAATATAATTATTATTATAAGGGTTCATTATTACATATATTCTACATAATAATATAATAAGAAATTATTTGCGTTATTAGTTGTCATTTCATTTGATTGATTCATCATATTAGTTGTATGTGATTGTGTATGTATATTTAATATCCATTCTGGTAAGTTTTCATAAAAGTCTCTAGAACATAATGCTAATGCTTTAATAAAGTTACAACATAATATATATAAATCATCTTTACATTCACGAAACATTTTTATACCATCTTTGCAAAAGTCAAAATATAATGTATTCGCATTAATATCATTAAAATATAACTTATGTTGTTCTATATTACTTGAAAAGTCTCTAAAATATTTAATAGTTTTAAAAAAGTCATATGATTTCATTTTACTAAACCATATAGGATTATTATAAAATCCTCTTCTCTCTATCTCAATTGATAAATCAGTAAATCCATGCATATCTGTTTTCCATAGACATTCATTTTTTCTAATAGAAACCTTATTGTATTTTATAAATATTTTTAATTTCCTTAAATCTTTCTCACATAATAAATCTCTCGTATATGGATTATATGGTATTACATTATCATTTATA